GGTGTGCGCGTTGTTGAAATCAATGACGGCACCCGCGTTATCTCCACCGTTTCCACCGCCATCATCGGGATGGTCTGCACCGCAGAGGATGCCGACGCGGCGACCTTCCCGCTGGATACGCCGGTACTTATTACCAACGTACTGACCGCCGCAGGCAAGGCCGGTAAAACCGGCACACTCCGCGCCTCGCTGATGGCGATTGCCAACCAGGCGAAACCGGTGGTCGTCGTTGTGCGCGTCGCCCAAGGCGAGACCGAAGCGGAAACCACCTCCAACATCATCGGCGGTTCGGACGACACCGGCATGTATACCGGCATGAAAGCCCTGCTGTCCGCGCAAACTGAACTCGGCGTAAAACCGCGCATTCTCGGCGTGCCGGGTCTGGATAATCAGGAGGTCGCTACCGCACTCGCCGCCGTCTGTCAGCAGCTCCGCGCCTTTGGCTACGTCAGCGCCTACGGCTGCAAAACCGTGTCCGATGCCATCAAGTACCGCGACAATTTCAGCCAGCGTGAGCTGATGGTGATCTGGCCTGATTTTGTGTCCTGGAACACCACCACCAACGCCAGCGACATCGCGCCCGCCACCGCTTACGCCCTCGGCCTGCGTGCCAAAATCGACGCGGAAACCGGCTGGCATAAAACGCTTTCGAACGTCGGGATCAACGGCGTCACCGGCCTGTCGGCCAGCGTGTACTGGGATTTGCAGACCCCCGGCACCGACGCCGACCTGCTGAACCAGGCGTGCGTCACCACCCTTATCCGCAAAGACGGCTTTAAGTTCTGGGGGCAGCGCACCTGCTCAGATGATCCGCTGTTCCTGTTTGAGAACTACACCCGCACCGCGCAGGTGCTGGCGGACACGATGGCGGAAGCGCACCTGTGGGCGATGGACAGGCCAATGACCCCGACGCTTATCAAGGACATGATTGCGGGCATTAACGCCAAGCTGCGCGAAATGAAAACCGCCGGTCTGATCATTGATGGCAACTGCTGGTATGACCCCGACGCCAACACCGTCGAAACCCTGAAAGCAGGCAAGCTGTTTATTGATTACGACTATACGCCGGTGCCGCCGCTGGAAGATTTAACCCTGCGTCAGCGTATCACCGACCAATATCTGGCGACGTTCGCCACGGCCATCAACAGCTAAAGAGGCACTAAACCATGGCACTGCCTAAGAAACTCAAATACCTGAACCTGTTTAACGACGGTCACAATTATGTCGGCGTGGTCAGCGCGCTGACGTTGCCGAAGCTGACCCGCAAGCTGGAGAACTATCGCGGCGGCGGCATGAACGGCGCTGCGCCGATTGATTTCGGGCTGGACGACGATGCGCTGACGCTGGAATGGACGATGGGCGGGCTGGATACGCTGGTGCTCCAGCAGTGGGGCGCAGTCGATGCGACGCCGCTGCGCTTTGCCGGTTCCTTCCAGCAGGACGACACCGGCGAGACGATGGCGGTCGAAGTCGTCATGCGCGGGCGTCACAAAGAGGTTGATTTTGGTGAGTACAAACAGGGGGAAGACACGGAAACCAAAGTCTCTACCCAGTGCACCTATTTCAAACTGAGCATTAACGGGCGGGACGTGATCGAGGTGGACACCGTGAACATGGTGGAAATCGTGAACGGCACCGACCGCCTGGCGGAACACCGCAAAAACATCGGCCTGTAACCCGTAACCCGCGCCGGACAGCGGCGCGAAACCTCCCCTTTGAAGAAGAGACACCACTATGTCAGAACACAATGAAAACATCGTTATCCTGGAAGAACCGATCGCACGCGGCGAGCTGGTGATCAGCCAGGTTGAAATCATCAAACCGAACGCCGGTCATCTGCGCGGTATCGGCCTGGCGTCATTGTCCAATGCCGACGTTGACGCGCTGGTGACGGTGCTGCCGCGCATCACGCTGCCGATCCTGACCAAACAGGAATGCCACGCGCTTTGCCTGCCTGACCTGATTGCGCTGGCGAGCAAGGTGGTCGGTTTTTTATCGCCGAAATCGGCACAGTAAAACTCCCCGCCGGACTGGTCATTGACGATCTGATGGCTGACATTGCGACGGTATTCCACTGGCAGCCTTCTGAACTTTTTGCGATGTCGCTGACCGAGATCATCGGGTGGCGGCGTCGCGCGTTACTTCGCAGTGGAGCCGACAGTGAGTAATTTAAAATTACAGGTGCTGCTGAACGCCGTGGATCGGGCGTCCCGTCCTTTCCGCTCGGTGGAAAAAGCCAGTAAGGCACTCAGCGGAAACATCCGCAACACGCAGGACACGCTGCGCAAACTCAACGCGCAGGCGTCACAAATCGACGGCTTTCGCAAATCCAGCGCGCAGCTTGCGGTGACCCGCGAAAGCCTGAAAAAGGCCAAAGAAGAAGCCAGTAAACTGTCCCAGGCGTTTGCCAATACCGCCAGTCCTACCGCAAAACAGACCCGGCTGATGGAGGCTGCCAAACGCGCCGCCGGTGAGTTACAGGCCAAAGAAAACAGCCTGCGGGTTTCCGTGCAGCGGCAGCGCACCGCGCTGGAATCCTCGGGCATCGCCACGCGCACGCTGGCGGCGGAGCAGCGCCGGTTAAAAGCCAGCTCACAGGAGGCGAATGCCACCCTGGAACGCCAGCGGCAATCTCTGGCGCGGCTGAGCCAACAGCAGCAGCGGCAGGCCAGTACGAAAAGACGCTTTGAGACCACGCAAAGGGTCGGCGATTCCCTGCGCAACAACGGCGCGGTAGCGACGGGCGTGGGGTCGGCAGCCCTGTATGCCGAAGGTAAATTTATCTCGCCGGGTATCACGTTCGATAAAGAGATGTCCGGCACACAGGCTATTCTCGGCCTGGATAAAAGCGATAAAAAGCTGGCGGCCATCCGGCAACAGGCGCGTGATATCGGCGGCAGCACCGCCTTTTCCCCGATGGACGTGGCACGCACGCAGGGCGTACTCGCCCGCTCAGGGTATAACGCCGACTCCATTCTCAGCTCGACCGAATCCACCGTGAATCTTTCCCTGGCCTCGGGGATTGATATCGCCGACGCCGCTGACATCGTGACCAACATGCAGTCGGCGTTCAACATCCCGATGGATCAGATAAAGCGCGTCTCAGACGTCATGACCAAAGGGTTTACCAGCTCCAACACCAACCTGATTGAGCTGGGCGAAGCCATGAAATACGTGGCACCTATTGCGCAGGCGGCCGGTGCCAGTATTGAAGACACCACCGCGATGCTGGGCGTACTGGCAGATAACGGCATCAAGGGCAGCATGGCGGGCACCGGTGCCAGCGCGATGTTCAGCCGGTTGCAGGCACCGACCGGCCAGGCACCGGCGGCGCTGAAAGAGCTGGGGATCACCACGCGGGATAAGAAAGGCAACATGCTGCCTGTCCAAAAAATTCTCACTGACATTAACGCCTCTTTTAAAAAGAACAAACTCGGGACAGCGCAGCAGGCCGAATACCTGAAAGTGATCTTCGGTGAGGAGGCGATGAAAGGTGCGGTGAAACTGGTGGAGGCCGCAGGCAACGGCAGGCTCGGCGAGAAGAAAAACGCGCTGGAACATTCGCAAGGTTCGGCGGCGGCGGTCGCCAAAACGCAGACGGATAACCTCGACGGCGACCTGAAAAACATGCAGTCCGCCTTTGAGGATTTGCAGATTGAAACCTTCGATAAGCAAGACTCCAGCCTGCGAAAGCTGACCCAATCGGCGACGGACTGGCTCGGCAACGTGGGCAAATGGGTAAAGGTCAATCCGGAGCTGACCGGCACGATTGTTAAATCCGCGCTGGCGGTGACGAGCCTGGTTGTCGGCCTCGGTGTGCTGGGTGTGGTGGTCGGTCCGGTGGTGAAGGGGCTGGGCTATATCGGCATGGCATTAAAAGGTGTGGGCACCGCGCTGCTGTGGATGGGGCGCGCCGCGATGGCGAATCCTTTGCTGGCTGTGGTCGCGCTGATTGCCATGGCGGCGATATATATCTGGGCGAACTGGAGCACGCTTGCCCCGAAGTTTAAAAAGATGTGGGACGCGATTGCCGCCTGGACAACCGAAGCCTGGACGACGATGACGGACTGGCTGAGCAACACCTGGAACAGCCTCGTTGCCAGCGTGCAGGGGTTGTCAGAGAGGTTCGCGGCGGTCTGGACGGCGATTAAGGACGGGGCGAAAGCCGGATTTAACGCCTATATCCATTTCCTCACGTCTTTTGGTCAGAAGATTTTCGACGTGGTGAAAAGCCTGCCGGGCAAGTTTAAGGACGCGGGCAGCAGCATGATCACCGCGCTGATGGACGGCATTGCCGAAAAATGGCAGGCGCTGAAAGACAAGCTTTCAAGCATGACGGATTTTCTGCCGGACTGGATGAAATCAGGTGGCGATAAAACCCTGTCAGTGGGCGTCAGTAAGGGTCTGTCGAAACCGGCGGCAGGGCCTTCTTCACCTGCGCAGTTTTACGGCACCGGCGGCACGGCCTATGGCTACGCGGGGATGTTCGATAAAGGCGGCGACATCGCCGCCGGTGAAGTCGGCATTGTAGGTGAGAACGGCGCGGAGCTGGTGCGGGGTCCGGTCAGCGTCACGGGGCGTCGGGATACGGCGGCGCTGATGCGTAATCAGGCACCGGTGGCAGCCCCGACTTTTAACGTTTACGCAGCACCCGGACAAAGTGCGAAAGACGTCGCCGCCGAGGCGATGCGGTTGTTTGAAGATTACCTGCGCCGCCAGCGTTCGGCGGCGCGCAGCGCAATGCATTACGGCTAAGGAGGCTTTTATGATGCTGGCTTTGGGGATGTTCGTGTTTATGCTGCAAACGCTGCCCTATCAGAGTTTGCAGCGATCGGCGGAATACCGCTGGCCGACTAATGACCGGATCGGCCTGCGAGCCGCGCCGCAGTTTCTGGGGCAAGGGGATGAAAAAATCACCCTGACCGGCACGCTGCTGCCGGAAATCACCGGCGGCAGGCTGAGCCTGGACGCGCTGCGCCTGATGGCTGACCAGGGGCGCGCCTGGTCGCTGATCGGAGGCAACGGGGCGATTTACGGGATGTTCGTGATCGAAAGCCTCAGTGACGAGCATTCGGTGTTTTTTGCCAACGGGGCGGCCCGCAAAATTGAATTTACGCTGAGCCTCAAGCGCGTGGACGAAAGCCTGACCGCCATGTTTGGTGATATCAAATCTCAGGCCGATGGTCTCCTGGACCAAGCGGGCGGGATTGCCCGCAATGCACAGAAGTCTGCAGGGGGGCTGCTGTCATGATGTCCACTCTCGCAATAGATAATGGCGCGCAGATTGCGCCGGACTACAGGGTTAAACTTGCCGGTTCAGATATCACCGCCGATATCAGCAGGCGGCTGATTTCGCTGTCGCTGACTGACAACCGCGGCTTTGAGGCTGACCAGCTTGATATTGCGCTGAACGACGCAGACGGCCTGATGCAGATGCCTCCGCGCGGCGCGGTGCTGAGCGTTTTTCTGGGGTGGAAGGGGCAGGCGCTTATCCATAAGGGAGAATTCACCGTGGATGAGGTGGAGCATCGCGGTGCGCCGGATACGCTGACGCTGCGCGCCCGCAGCGCGGACTATCGCGGCAGCCTGAATTCCCGCCGCGATCACTCCTATCACGATACGACGCTGGAGGCGATTGTCTCCACCGTGGCGGCGCGCAACAGCCTCCAGCCTGCTGTCGCGGAGGCGTTTAAAGGGGTGAAGGTATCGCATATCGACCAGACGCAGGAAAACGATGCTGCATTCATTACCCGCCTGGCCGAGCTGAACGGCGGGGTTGTCGCCATCAAGGCCGGAAAGCTGCTGTTTATCAAACCCGGCGCTGCCGTGACCGCCAGCGGCAAGCCGATACCGAAAACGACGCTGACCCGCAGCGACGGCGACGGGCACACCTTTACTCTTGCTGACCGTGATGCCTATACCGGCGTGTCAGCCACCTGGCTGCATACCAAAGACCCGAAGCCGAAAAAGGTGAAGGTGCAGCGGAAGAAAAAAGAACAGCATTTGCGCGCCCTGCAACATCCGGCAGCCAAAAAGACCACCGCGAAGGCACAGAAAACGCCAGAGGCGAAAGAGGGGGAATACCTGGTGGGCAGTGATGAAAACGTGTTTGCACTGACGACGGTCTACGCTACGCAAAAGGCCGCGATGCGGGCAGCGCAGGCGAAATGGGACAAACTCCAGCGCGGCGTCGCCGAGTTCTCAATCTCCCTGGCTCGCGGGCGGGCGGATTTATTCCCTGAGACGCCGGTGGCGGTATCGGGCTTTAAATCCGTGATCGACGCGCAGCCCTGGATAATCAGCAAGGTGGCGCACAACCTGGACGGCAGCGGATTTGTGACGACGTTAAATCTGGAGGTATTGCTGTCAGATGTCAGTTATGAGGCGACGGAAAGCCATGACGCTGAGTGAGGAGGTATGTATGCACCGAAACGAAGGGATTAGGTTAGTCCCATTGCAGCAGCCCATTCCGTCACCTGGTTGCGGGAAGTAAAGACAAGTCGTTCAGGTGCATTCGGATTGCCGCTATAAGCGACATAAACCAAACAAGGAAAGCTGAGTGGCATCAAACGCTGTAGTTCTTGTTCTAATTCGTCCTGACTCATTGCAGATGATGGACTATCGTCATATTCCAAAAACTCGTCAGTCATCCGGGTCCGGCAGTCGAATTCATTCTGCAGTAGTTTCAT